GTTCGCAGTGATCGTCCCGCTGATCGTTACGTCAGCAGAAACGGGTGGACTTATCCATTCGCCAAACCGATTCGTGTTGACGAGCTTGATCCCATTACCGGCCGTCGGCCCCGTACTCGTCTGCGTAGCGAACGACGCCACAACACCGCTTCCGCGCGCTGTTCCCAGCGCGCGAGGTTCCCAAGCAACTGCAGCTCCGGTGAAAGTCTGATTATTGGCCCCCAGGTGACAGTCGGCATCGGTGTTGAGCAGAAAGAGCTGCGTCGCCATCAGCGCCTAACCGATCGTCGCCGTGCGACGTAGAAGGACTGCTTCTCAGCCGTCACGAGATCGCCGCCGTCGAAATCGTCGACGACAACTGCGGACGTGATGAGGAACACGCCCGGCCCGCCTCCGGCAGCCGTGATGGAACCGTCCGTCCCGGGGCTTCCGGTGACTTCGACGCCGTTCACCTTGAAGCGAAGCGTGCTGCCCTGCACCTCGATTCGCACGATGTCGTTGACGACGCAGGTGTAGGTGACGGGTTGGACGAGAGAGGAAGCGCCCGCGACGTACTTGTAGATCCCCTCCGAGCCCGGGAACGTGTCCAGAAAATACCCCTCGAGCGTAGCTCCGGTCTTGATACGAACGGCCGGTCCCCACTCCTTGCTGCCGCCGAGCGTGGTCACCTTGAGCTGCGAATACTGATCGGCGCTCGCCGCCGCGCCGGAGTAGTAGTAGAACGTGTCTCCGCCGGAGGCCGAGACCATCGCGTTCGAGGTGAGGTTCGCGTTCGGTCCAGAACCGCCCTTCGTCCACGGGGCCGCGATCGGCGTCTCGTTCGCGCGGGTGAAGGCATCGGTTGCCGTCGGGCTACCCCATGACTTGCACGTTGTCCACGTCCACCGTCGTCGGCCCGTAGGACGCGCGGTGGTAACAGCCGATGCGCATGTGCGACGGGAGCGACTGACCGGCCGGTCGAGCTCCGTTGGAGACCTTCGCGGGATCGGCCGACGTGCAGTTCGCGAGCGTCTGGCAGGTGATTACCGGAGACGCCTTGCTCGCGGCGAGGAAGTCTCCGCTGCCGTCGTGATCGACGAACAACTGCACCTTGCCCTTCGAGGGATCCTTGGAGAAGGTCACGTCGAACGCGTAGCGGATCCACTTCTCGCGCGCCGGCAGTCCCGTCGTCCAGCGGATCGTCCAGAAGTTGCCGAGCAGAATCGAGCCGCCGTAGACCGACACCTCGAGCGCCGGCGCAGAGTCGACCGGGCCGTTCGCCAGGTACGGCTGGTTCTGCTTCATCTGCATGACCGTCTGGAAGGTGTCGACGCCCGTGTTCAGGTTCGCGTGGTAGCGCTGCGAGAAGAACACCAGCCTGCGCTGGCCCTCGTCGAAGATCGCGAAGGTGGCGTCGCTCGAGCCGGGCTTGTTCTCGGTGTAGTACGGCGAGCAGGTGTTACGGCCGAGCTCCGAGCGCTCCGCCGACTCGCCCTGCCAGGAGTCGCCGTCCTGCACGGTGATCTCGCGGTAGTTCGAGTTGCCCTGCGCAGTGCCGTCGGCCTTCGGACCCGGATCGCCGCCGCTCGTCTTGAGCTGCAAGCGCGCCGGGACGTTCGAGAACTCGCCCCACAGACCCGTGAGCGCGTCTGCCTGCGCCGAGACGTCCTCGCGCAGGATCTTTCCTCCGGTCGCCAGCATCGTCGCGCGGTCGATGCCGAGCTGTCCCGAGGGCGGAGGGTCGGGCGGCGGGACGACTCCCCGCTGCACGTCCTCGGCCTCGACGAGCCCCCGCCCCAGCTTCGAGAAGGTCGCCGGGTTGGCCGGGCGAGCTCCCCCGTTCAAGTAGGCCGAAACAGCGAGGTACTCAGCGTTGTACGACACCTTGTAAGCCCGGGTTGGATTCTTCTGGACGTAGTCCGACCCCCAGATATTCGTGAGCGCATTCGCGAGGTCGGCCATCAGCCCGTGTACACCCACGAAGGCGTGACCTTGATCACGTCGTTCGTGTTGATCACCACGGCCGTCGTGTCGTCGAAGTTCGCCCCGTAGTACACGACTCCCGCGTTCGTCGTCAGCGACGCCGTCACGATGAAGCCGTTCACCGTCCCCCACACGGCCGTCGCCGTCGGGAAGGTCACCTGCGCGGCTGCCGAGCCACGCCCCGACTGGGTCGTGCCGACGGTTCCCCACGACGCCGAGGAGATGGTCTGCCGGGTGTACGCGCCCGCCGCCGACACCTCGGTCCACGAGGCAATGACGGCTGCGGAGGTACCCACGGTCGAGGCGGTGAAGGCGGTGAACAGTCCGATCCAGGTGTTGGCCGGCCCGGTGCCGCCCTTGGGGAATCCTGCGTAGAGCAGGTCGAGCCCCTCGTTGGGGAAGATCTCTGCCATTGCGTTCTCTCCTTTTTACGCGACGGGATAGAGCTTCGGCGACGCCGAGCCCACTGCGCGGCAGGCGCTGCAGTACCAGCGGTCTCGGTCGAGGAAGAGGATCGAGCGCGCCTGGCCGCAGGAGGCGCACACGGTGAGCATCTGGATGATCTCGCCGGCCTCGTCCAGCAGCTCCACATCGGGGTGGCCGTCGACGACCTCGGACGGAACGTGCGCGCGCCCGGTCATGCCGATCCCTCTCTTCACGTACTCAGCCACTCACTGCCTCCTCGACTGGCATGAACATGTGCCGGAACTGCTCCTGCGGCGTAGAGAACTCGGTGAGAGCTCCCCAGCGCTCCTCGGATGCCCGCCAGTACGGACGCACGTTGAAGATCCCCAGGTGCCCCATCGTCACGTCCGAGGTCGCGAAGATGCGGAAGCCGTAGTCGTGACGGATGCGCGTGCAGAAGGTCACGTCCTCGTTGAGCGTCACCTGCCGACCCTCGTTGTCGAGCGTCGAGTAGAACCAGGGATCGGAGACCGCGTCCACGACCTCACGGCGGATGAGCATCCCCGCCGAGCCGGCAGCGTCGATCTCCCACACGCCCGTCGAGGGCACGTCCTCCCACTTGACCGGCTCGAACTGGGGATGGCCTTCCTCGTCGAGCGTCCCCAGCTCGTCGAAGACGACGAGGTGCCAGGGCGGGTTGCGCTTGGTCACGAGCGGCACCAGCACGTCGATCTCGGGATGCTCGTCCATGATCTCGAGCATGCGCACGAGCGTGTCGGACATCCAACAGTGATCGTCTCCGAGGATCCACACCCACGCGTCCTCGTCGCGCAGCGTCCGTAGCGACGAGTTCAGGTTCTCGGTCACCGAGGCCGAGCACATGGTCGACAGGAAGCAGTTGTCGGGCTGCTGCGTCGCCGCCAGCGACACGGTGAAGAGCACGAAGCGCCCCACCTCCGCGGTCGGGTGCGCGATCGCACCCGGCGATTCCGCGAGCCTCACTTCGTCCACACGCTCAAGAGCTCCTTGGACGATGACAGATGCGCCGCGAACTCGCTCGCCGAGGAGATGACCGCCGAGCAGTCGCGCCACATCTGCAGAAGCTCGTCACCGTCGCGGTCGGGCGGCGCGATCCCGTGTGCCTCGAGCGTCTCGCGGTAGAGCGCGAGCTGCATGCGCAGCTTTCCGAGCTCGGCGCGGTGCTCGAGTTCCTTCGCCGCCAGCAACTCCTGCTCGGGCGGGAGAGGGGCCGAAGCCCCTCTCCCATTCCGATCCGCCTGGATCACAGATGCGTGCCCAGGTGGTAGAAGCGGTTGACGTCGAACACCTGCGCCTTGAAGGCGCCGATGATCCCGACCTCCATGCCTCCGATCGACGGCTCGACCACCCTGAGCTGCACGGGTGCCCCGGGCGTCTCGGCCACGAGGAGCGCAGAAGAGTCACCCACGATCGCCGTGTCCTGGTCGAAGCCGTAGGAGCCGACGACCCTGAGCCCGGCCCAGGTTCCGGTCATGGAGCCGATGTCGAGCTGGCCCACGCTGGAGACCTGCAACACCTGATCGGTGCCGAGACCGGCGAGCTGGAAGAAGCGGTTCGCCGACAGGAACAGCGTGTCCGTGCGCGAGCGCCCGACCGTCGCCGAGTAGATCGCGGAGATGCCGGCGATGGCCGCGGTGCGCCAGTTGCCGAACGACTCCGTCCCGGCCGTTCCGAGACGACCCGAGGCGGTGCCGACCGTGCCGATGGTCGACGTCTCGAGCGCCTCACACGCTGCCGACTCGGTCTGCTGCGCGTACGCCTCCGCAGCGAGGTCGAACCACAGCTGCAACGTGTCCGGGCTCGACCAGTTCATGGCCTGCCAGGAGATGTCGCCGCCGCCGATATAGGTGTCGGCGGTGAGCGTCTGCAGCGTGACCTGCAGGTTGGCCGTGCCGCCCTCCGTCTTCTCCGCCGGCTGCAGGGTGACGGTCGGACGCTGGGCGATCTTCGGGTAGGTCAACTGCCCGCGGTCGAGGTCGAGCTGTCGTCCTGCTTGCACGACCGGCCGCGAGGAGTTGATCAGATCCATGATCTGCGCGATGTGCCGCGGCGGGACGAGCCCGGGAACGTTCGAGGAGAGCGTGTTGCCCGGTGCTCTCTCGAGACGATCTGCCGCCTGCTCGACGAACTCCCGCACCTGTCCAGACGGTGCGGCCCGCTCCGCGATCTGCGGGAAGCGCACGGAGTAGTAGTCGATCGCGTACGCCGCATAGTTGCGATAGACCGGAACCCCGTCCTGCGAGCGCGGCGTCGCGAAGCGCGCCGTCGGCTCCGTTCCACCGTCGCCCTCGTCCTCCGAGCGGACGAGCTTGGAGATGTCCTTCGACGCCTCTGCCCGCTCGAGGTCGGTGGCGAGAGCGAGGATCTCGTTCTCGTACTCCTCGACCTTCGTGCGGTAGGCGGTGACCTGCTCCTGCTCGTACTCCGAGAGCGAGCGCTGCTCCTCCTCGGCGAGCGACAGCAAGTCCTGGATCTTCTCGTTCGTCCGGTCGCGCTCGTCGCCGATTCGCTCCAGACGCATCCGAGTGACCCCGAATGACTGTGCCATTGGTTTCCTTCCAGGGTTGACTTTGACCTTCCCTGGCGGGTGTCGCGCCTTACCGGAGGTGTCCGCCTAGCGGGGGTGTCCGCGCGCGAGGTGCGCCTTGCGTGGAGATGTTAGCGCGTCGCGTGGTTACGCAACGGCTGTGGAACGTCGAGCCCGGCCCTGCGGTAGTAGCGAACCAGCTTGCGAGCGACGTCTCCGCGCTCGGCCAGCGAGACGGTCGCGATCTTCGCAGCCGCGCGCGTGATGGCTTCGACGTTGACCTCGCCGTTCGGCTCGAGGACGGGAATGCCACCGAGACACGAGGCTTCCCACTGCTCATCGGTGAAGCGAGCTCGGGCCGAGTTCCATGGGCGCCTCGAGACCACAGTCGAAAGACGCGTGAACCCGAGCCGCTCCAGCGTCTCGTCGATCTCGTTGGGAACGGGAGGCTCGATCGCTGGAGCCTCTCGAACCGCCAGCACCTGCGCCTCGGCGTAGGCGGCGAGACCCTCCCTGACGAGCGAGACCTTGTCGAGCGTCGCCTTCATGCGATCGACGATGCCGTTGCCCATCAGTCGGCTCTTCTTGGGGATCGCTTCGATCGAAAGCGCCGTGAGAACACCCTCCCTGACCATGTGCAGCGCCTTGTCGCCGTCACCGCCGGGCTCCACCCGGAACTCGCCGTAGAGCGCGTCGGGAGCCTCGCGCAGAGCCGTGCCGTGGCCCACAACGGCGCGGAAGCCGGGCTCGTGCTCGACGTTGAGCCACACCCGGTGGGCAGCGTCGACCTGCTTGTCGAAGGCGCCGGGAATCCAGCGCTCCATGTACGGCACTCCGGTTCCACCGTTGGCTGGCTTGTCCACGACCTCGGTCGGAGTGTTGTAGGGCACGATTCGTGCCTCGATGGTTCTGCCGTCGCCCTCGACGGCGAACGTGACCTCTCGGACCACGCGCTCGGGATCTTCTGGCATCTTCGTGCCCCTTTCGCCGATCAGTAGTGACTGGCGGAGGGGTCTGCGGAGCACTGCCCGGCTCGCCCTCGGCCCTGATGGATCAGTACGCGCTCTGAATGGTCGTCGGCCGCAGCGAGACCACGGAGCCGTTCGCCTGCGCCGGCGACGCGCCCGCCGAGGGCGGCGTCGAGAGCGCGGCAAGCGCCTCCTCGGCTGCCTCGGGCGGCAATCCCAGGACGACCGTGCGGAACTCCTCGGTCGTCGCCAGCCCGGCAGCGACGAGAGCCACCCAGCCGTCGACCAGCTCCTTCCACGAAGGAGCCAGGAACTTGTACGGGTCGAACTCGACGTAGGAGCCGCGCGGGAGCATCTGCGCCGAGAGCGCGCCCTGGATGTGCGCGGCCGTCGTGCGCAGCTCCGAGCGCCACCACTGCTCGAGCAGGAGGACCGGCGTCTGGTAGTTGAGCCCGCCCTCGATCGGCATGTTGATGAGGCTCGAAGGCACGCCCATCGCCGTCGCGATCACCTGCGCGTTGAACTGCTGCACCGACAAAAGCTGCAGATCCTCGGCCGAGAAACCGAGCTTGGTGAAGTCGAGCTCGGGACCGAGCACCGCCGGAGCGCCGCGGCGGGAGGCGACCGCCGTCATCCACGACTCTTGAATCGCCTGCGCCTGCTCGCGGTCGATCTTGCGCGCCGACTTGATCACCGACGAGGGCGCGCCCGACGCCATCATCACGCGGCCGAGATCGGCGGCGGCGAGCAGGCCGTTCGTGTATGGCGCGTACGCCTTGATCGCCGAGGTGCCGCGGATCTGCCCGCGCGGGTCGCGCGAGATCTGAACCATGTTGTCGGCGTTCAGCGGCTGCTGCCCGGAGCGGTACGTGCGCTGCCCCTTCACGACGTCGACCGTCATCGGCGCCGGATCGAGCACGGTGAAGGC